AGACAAATGTCAACAGACTGGGAAGGTACAGTCGAAGAGTTAGATGAACTCGTAAAAGAAATGGAGAGTGCCATGAAAGAAGTAAATGGCATAGGTATCGCTGCAATACAGATAGGCGTACCAAAAAGAATTTTTATTACAGGTGACCCATTAGAAATATTTATAAACCCAAAGATATTAGAATTAAGTTCTATGAAGAAAAAACATTGGGAAGGTTGCCTAAGTTGTCCTAACATGGAAGTAAGAACTAGTAGGGCAAGAACTATAACAATAGAGTACACAACTGTAAGAGGAGAAGAATTTGCAGTTGTAAGAAGAAAGTTTACAGGATTTGATGCTGTCAGGATTCAACACGAACTTGACCATCTAAACGGATTTTTAATAAAAGATAGAGGAAAGGTATATGAAGCCCCTAATCTATCTTAATGGGTGTTCGTTTGTAAAAGGAAGTGAACTAGCAGGTAGAGATGATACTGATAGACAATACTTCGGTAAAACAGTTGCTCAACACTTTGGTAGAGAACATCTCAATAGAGCCAAAGTAGGTGGTAGTAACGATAGGATTGCTCGAACTACTCCAATTCATGTGGAGACATATAGTCCAGAATTAGTTATAATTATGTGGACATTTATAAATAGATTTGAGTATATGAGGAACACAACATGGCAAGGTGTACAATGGAACCTTCGCCACCCACATAGATACGACTTGATAACAAAAGATGTATTAAACTCTAGTCAAACAACTAGACACCCCAACGATACTGACACTGATTGGTTAGTAAAAAATGGTTGGGCAAAAAGGTTTACTAATGCATATGGAGACATATTAAGAAGTCTAAATTATATGTATTTGACAAAACATTATTTAGAATCAAAAGGCATACCTTACTTGTTTTATATGGCAAGTTCAGGTAATATAAAACCTTTTATGTATTTATGTGATGAAACATATTTTGAAGCTGCTAACAGTGTTTGGCCAACCGAACAGTTACCTGCTTCATTTTATTATAGAGAATTACCTTTTCTAAAAGAGAAAGGGTTTCTAGAAATATGTAAGTCTAAGGGCTTACCTATTGGCGAAAAGAATCACCCTTTGCAAGAAGGTCATGATTTATTCGCAGAGAAAGTTATAAAAGATATAGAGGCATTGAAAATTTATGATTAAGAAATTATGGAAAAAATTAAAGACATGGTTATTCGAATGGAGGTTGCGTAGAAATTACAACCCTGATACCTATGTCTATGAAGATGATGAAATTTAGTTCTCAATCTTCGGGCAGTTTCCAAAAAATAGTTCTTGACAAATGCTCAAAATTTTTATATAATATATTATATATTTGAAAGAGAGAAAGAACGAGTGAAACCAATTTTACAACCAACTACCTGTCCATCTTGTGACAGTATGTTAGAGAGAGTCAACGACCTGTTGTATTGTTATAACAAGAGTTGCCCTGCTCAATGGGACAAAAAATTGCAACACTTTGCAACCTCTCTGAAAATTAAAGGACTCGGTCCAGCAACCATAACAAAGTTGCAACTCGAATCCTTTCAAGAACTTTATGAGTTAACAGTTGCGGAAATAGAACAAAGACTAGGTTCGGCAAGGTTGGCAGAAAAGTTGTTCCAAGAGTTAAATAACTCGAAGAACGCAAGTCTACAGACACTTTTGCCAGCTTTTGCTATTCCACTTTTTGGTCGGTCAGCTTCTCAAAAGTTATGCGATAGTATTTCACACATCGAAGAAATAACCGAGAAAAGTTGTACTGAGGCGGGTATCGGCCCGAAGGCTAGCATGAATTTACTCAACTGGTTAGAGGACGAATATTATCCTCAGCGACTTGCAGACACTTTACCGTTCAGTTGGACGGCTGAAAAAGTAGAACGGAAACCTACAATCGGAGTTGTCTGTATCACTGGTAAATTGAAAACTTACCCAACTAAGGCTCATGCCCAAGAAGTTCTTAGCCGCTACGGTTATGTAGTAAAATCCAGTCTGACTAAAGACTGCACTCATTTAGTAAATGAGAGTGGAATAGAGTCAGCCAAAACACAGGCAGCTCGAGAACGAGGTGTCGTTATAATAAACAATGTTAAGGAATTAATAGAGGAAAATTAAACATGGCATTACCAAAATGGACAGACGAAAGAACTCAGTCTCTAGTAGACTTCGTCGGAAGTGAGTCACCTGTTTCCCAAGGTACAGTAGCAGATGCTGCTGAAGAACTAGAAACTTCAGTAAGAAGTGTTAGTTCTAAATTAAGAAAGATGGGATATGAAGTCGAATTGGCTTCAAGTGCAGCAAGTAAGTCTTTTTCAGACGAGCAAGAAGCAACTCTTTCTAACTTCGTAACTGACAACTCAGGTCAGTACACATATGCTGAAATAGCAGAAAACTTTGAAGGCGGACATTTCTCTGCTAAATCAATTCAAGGTAAAATCCTTTCTATGCAACTTACAGAGCATGTAAAACCCGCTCCTAAAGTTGAAACTGTTAAAACTTATTCTGATGAAGAAGAAGCAACTTTTGTTAACATGGTTAACGATGGTGCTTTCATTGAGCAAATCGCAGAAAGCATGGGCAGAAGCGTAAACTCAATCAGAGGTAAGGCTTTATCATTACTTAGAGCAGGGCAAATCAATGCTATACCTAAGCAAGAAGTCACTAAAGGGTCAAGCAAAGCAGACCCACTTGCAGACTTAGATATTTCTGAAATGTCAGTAGAAGATATCGCTGATGAAATCGGAAAAACTCCAAGAGGCGTTAAAACAATGCTTACAAGGAGAGGTCTACAATGTGCAGACTATAACGGCGCAGCAAGAAAAGAAATCGGTTAATGATTTAAGTAAGAAGGCGGGCTTTGGCTCGCCTTTTTGTCTTATGTTGTATTTGGGAGAAACATTCATTGACTTTAGAAAGCGCACTGTTAAAGCAGATAATCGGTTCTGGTGACTTTGACACATGGAATAGATTAAAACAACACTATTTACCGCAGGGAGAATATCAGAAGATATGGACTGTGGTGGATAAACACACCCTAAAATATCATACCTTACCCTCATTCGAGGACTTAAAGATGGAGATTCGCTCCAGAGATTTACAAGAAAAAATACACGCAATAGAAACTGTAGAAACAGATGTGCCTGCATATATTCTATTAGACTATTTAAAGAATCAGTTTACACAGAATGAGATACTAGACAGGGTAGAAGATTTTGTGGACAATCAAATCGCTATCTCAGATGCAAGAGAAAATATAGACTTGCTACAAGAGATAGTTGTCCAAGTTGAAGACCGAGTAGAAACCACAGAAGATGGTGAATCTATGGAGAACATAGAACTATTCGACTCCGATGAAGATTTGAAAAAATACTTACCGTTAGGCTTGAATCAAGATTACGATTTAAGTTTTCAATTCTCTCCCAAAGACTTGGTAGTTATCGGTGGTATGCGTGGTGGTGGTAAATCATTTACTTGTTGTAATGTAGCAGTCAGAGCGCATGAGAAAAAGCGTTCTGTTCTTTACTTTACAATAGAAATGGACAGTCGTTCCATTCTGCAAAGAATGTGTGCGATTGCAACAGGAGTTCCAATTCGAAGATTACAACAAAAGAATCTTTATGAAAAGGAATGGAATAGAGTAGCAGAATGGTGGGCAGCAAGACGACAAGATGGTAACGATGCTCTTACTCAGTATAAATCTGATAGAGATTTCGAGAAGTTCAATCTTGCATTGAATAGATTACCCTTGAACGATACTGCTCAGATAGATGTATTCTATGACCCAGGTCTTACACTTGCTAAGATTATTAGTACAGTAAGACAGAAGATGGCAACTATGCCAGACTTGGGTATGATTATTGTTGACTATCTTAACCAAGTAAAAAGACACACAGCACCAAGTCGTTCTGGTCAATATGATTGGACAGAACAAATTGAAATCAGTAAGGGTCTAAAGCAGTTAGCACAGGACAACAAATGCCTAGTGCTTTCTGCTTTCCAGACTAATGAGAAAGGTGAGGCAAGATTCTCCAAAGGTATATTAGATGCAGTAGACGCTGCGTATAGTGTACAGCATTGGGGAGAAGAACAACAATGTATTAAGTTTAAATGTGATAAGATGAGGAATGGTAGAGTCCAACCTTTCATCAGCACAATGGATTGGGAGACACTAAGTATTGGACCTCAATCTGCAATGGATCCCGATGAAAAACAAGAACTAAAGGAGGCAATAAGTAGTAATGAAAGCACATACGACCTCTAGAATATCAGGAACATTATTAGAAAAATTAAAAGAATTAGACAAGAAAGCACTTGAAATATTTTATAAAAGAGCATACTTAGATGGTATGGAAGTCCCTCATGACGATGCCATGCAAGTGCATTTAGAAAAGAAACTAAAGATAATAGAAAAAGGAATTGAAGCAATAGAGAGGGAACTGGAGATTTTACATGGCAGATGATAGAGTAAGTAGAGAAACAGCAGAATTAATACCACTAGCACCACATACTTGGTATGTAAGAAGTGTTGGGTGGTTATTACAACAACCAAAAGTACAAGAGAACATACGAGGTGTTCCCTTAAATGAACCACTACAGGAAGCATTAAGAAAAGAAGGTATACGCTCCCCGTTTTTATGTATGCCAAACTGGTACCCAATAGCAGGTAGTCAAAGACTTAGATGTCTAGTAGATATACCAGAGTTGTGGGACGACGAAGTAAGAGTCTGTAGGTTTGATAAAGAGTGGTGGTTACATTATTATTTATGGGGAGATAAAGAATTTAGAGACAAAGCAGTTGCTGTCTGGTTTCAAATGGCAGAACTGGTTTGGAAAAGTATGTACTACGAGAATGATGAAAAATTTAGAGAGTACGAAAGATTAGGAGATGAATTAGATTGGAAACACAAATCCAAATCAACGGACAAAAGTTCGTAATTAGTGAAGAAATCCCTCAACGATTTGAGGGTTATCACCAGTGGATATGGACTGGTGGTAAAAACGGAATAGAATATTTTAATGTAGATGGCAGTACAGCGCCTGCCTGTTATAACGGGGCATTAGTTCAGTTGGGAGAACGCCTGCTTTGCACGCAGGAGGTCGGGAGTTCGAGTCTCCCATGCTCCACCATTGTTTCGTTAGAAGAAAAAATACCAACTGCTGATTGGGAACATGGTTTTGTAGAGTGCTATCAAGGAGATAGAACTATTGTTCATTGGATAGTAGATGAATGGACTGACCATGATGTTAACGAATCACAGATAATGAGAATATCTGATGATATAATAGAAATAAACACAAAAGAAAGAGGTGTAGGACAAGTACCAAGTTGTGGGTCAGCAACTGTTGCTGCAGCATACTGGTGGTCTAAGGGCGAACACCCTGTGACAGTCATGTGTCGAGGCGGAGGATATCGTGTTGAGTTTACTAAAACAACAGTAGTATTATCTACACGGCTTTCACAAATAGAGTATTATGGAGAAGAAAAATAGTTCTTGACAAAAACTTAAATTTTTGTTATAATATATATAATTATGATTGCTGAAGATTTATTAAGAGAAAAGGGAATACACTACGAACTTAGTGGTAAAGACGCTAAGATTCTATGTTTGAATCCTGAACATGACGACACTAATCCGAGTTTGCGGGTAGACCGTATAACTGGTATTATGCATTGTTTTTCATGTGGATTCAAGGGCAATCTATTCACACACTTTGGTGCACCATCAAGTCCACTAGAAGTAAGATTACACAAGTTAAAAGAGAAAGTAGAAAAAACAAGAAGTCAAACTGTCGGTATCCAACTCCCTAAGGATAGACTAGCATGGAAAGGTGGCGGCTTTCGGAACATTAGTGAGGAAACTCTCAATATTTGGGACGCATTTACATGGAATGTTCCAAAGTTCGAAGGTCGTATCATCTTCCCGATTAGAGATATTACAGGGAAAACGGTTGCCTTGATAGGTAGGCTGATAAACGGAATGGGGTCTGATAAGTATTATATCTACCCAAGTGGTGTAGAAATGCCATTCTGTCCAGCAAAGGTAAAACCTATCCAGAACAGAGTTATATTGGTAGAGGGCATATTCGATGCTCTCAACCTTTGGGACAAAGGTCTCAAGAATACTGTGTGTTGTTTTGGCACACAACAAATGAATTGGGTAAAGTTATCACTACTCAAAATGCAAGGAGTAAGTGGTATTGATATTATGTATGATGGCGATGAAGCAGGTAGAACAGCCGCTGAGAAAGTAAAAGGAACTGCTGAAGAGTTAGGTATGTCAGTACAGATAGTAACATTACCAGAGGGTACAGACCCAGGCGGCTTAGTAAAAGACCAAGTAAACAGAATTAGCAAGAGATTATATGGATAAAATAGCATTAATAGAAACAACACCGTCTAGCACGGACTTTCACAAATGGTTTGAGTTTGACTTTGACCGTTTTGCGTTGTGTTCAGACAGTAGTAAAAAGAAAATTTTAAAACGAGATGTCGATATCGATATAGATATTGATGAATTTGATTGGGTTATACTGATTGGAAGTGAGGCATTTAAAATGTACACTAAACTTAGTTCTATCACTGCTTACAATGGTAAGTTAGTAGACGATAAGTTTTTACCACTCATGAATCCATCAATCATTAGATTCAAACCTGACGCAGTCAAACCGTTTGAAGAAGCAGTAGAAAGTATCAAAGGATACATTAGTGGTGA